TCGGTCCAACTGCACAGTCCTCTGCCGATCGTTCTCTAAGCCAATGTCGACGCTAAAATCTTCCCAACCGGCGAGCTTCGCCGCGCGCAAAAGCTTCCCAACCTGCGTCTTCCACCCCCCACTCGTGACCTCGCCCACGACTTGGAGCTTCATAGTTTCACGAACTGGCTTAAACAGACCGTCCGAATCCACAAACGGCGCTTTGGCGGGCCTGCTAAGTGTAACAAAACCCAGCCTTCCCTTCTTGAGGGCATTCGTCAACGTCTCCGACTTCAAGCCTTCGGGCCGGAACACGCTGTAAGTATCAACCTTCTGTTTCCCGCGCAGAAAATCGTAGGAATAATCCTTCAGCGCCGCACCTATTATGTGTCGAACGCTGCCCATTGCTATGCCCGGAATTTCCTCCAGGGCAGACCGATAAATGCCGGGCCCGTGCGCCGCATGACGTACCACTAACAACGCCGAGACAGATTGCTCCTCATCCGGCGCCTTAGTCGACTGACGAAGCGTCACTTTCTTGCCAGCCGCTGCACGCGCCTTTTTTCTATAACTAGGGTCCGCCGCGTTCGGGCTCGCCCGATGAAATAGCAACACAAGGCATTGGTTCATCTCTTGGACACTCATCAATTCGATGACATCGCCGTTTTGCTGAACGACCAACGCCTTCTCAGAATCAATGTGTTTTTGCAGTGCGTCGAGTACCGAGAAATTCTTCGGAAGAAACGCCGCCCCCTTGTGGCGCGGTGAGAACCTCAGGTCATACAGGCGCAAGAAGCGCGAATGCTTTTCAAGAAACAAACCATCCCCCCAAGTACTGAGGGAAAAAGCAATCCGAATCTCTTGAGAGTCAATACTTAAGGCGAAAGAGCGCACTTTTGGCGCACCCACTGTCTCGACTCCTATTTCCGAATCTTATCCTCTCGATGGGCAAAGAAATCGGAGGGGATTGTGAAGTTCAAAGGTCAGCTTACAGGCGGGTATTCGCCCGAAACCAAAACACTTCGGATAGAAGGCAAGACGACGGCGGGGGTCAATTCTAAGGTTGAAATCCCAATGGAAAGCCCTGCCAGCTTCTTCGTGTTTTTGGGCTCGCTTTTCCGTGAAGCGGAGAACCCAGCAGCGCCTATGACGTCGGAGTTAATGCCCATGCGTGGGCTAAGCATGGGAATCGCTCGAAGTATGACTACTCAGAACCCTGTCGCCGTAATCTTCGACGTTTCGGTAGCGGGGTTCCATGTAAAGTTTGGGGCAACGGTCGAGCATCTGGAAAAGTCAACGATTGAAACCATTGAACATAAACTCGCTGAGCTATCCCTGCTAATGGCCCAAGTTGAGGGGGCTGCTCGCAACTGAATGTGGGGCGCACCTCAATCTCCATAAAAATGGGCGGCCTCAAGCCGCCCCCACTTCATTGCCGCCCTGAAGGCGTCTCTTGCTGGGTTATCCGAAAACCGCGTCGAAAAGCTCAGGGGTCAGTTCTCGCCCGGCCTGTTCGTTCTGGGCTCTCTTGACCCAGCCGATAGCCTCGAACATGTCGATGCGACCATCTTGAGCGACAAGGATAGCGTTCACATCGGACGCAATCGCCTGCTCTTCGGTCCATCCGAGCCAGCCAAGAGCGATCCTCGCCAGCTCGTCATAGAACTCAGAGATGGTTACGCGTTCTGAGGGTCCGCGTCTTCCTCTCCTCCAGCGCTCTGGTCAGGTCGCCGGCCGCCATTGGCGAGGATACCGATGAACTCGATCACCGGCCCAGCCATCTCGGCTACGCCAGAACGCCACACAGCCTCTGCAATGTCCTGGGACTTGCGATCAAGGCCCATTGCGATCACGGCTGTGACCGCATCGAGATCGAACTTGGCGACCTCATTGACCAGCTCGGAAAACCCGCCAGAGCGGCGGGAGAGCGCTTGCGCAGCCTTCAGTGTTGGACGAAGGGTTTCGGTCTTGCCGTCGAGTGTGATGTCCACATTGCCAGCGCCGAGTTTTGCTTTCGATGCCATGGGTTACGCGCCTCCCACCGGGCCGCCGGTGGCCGCAGCCGCCACGCGCACCGTGTTCTTGAACTTGACCAGATCGACGGTCATCATGCCCATGGTGTTGGCTTCGCCACCCTGCTCGTTCGGCTCCTTCACATAGGCTGCGAACAGACGAAGCGAGCCATGCGCAGCGGCACCAACAGGAGCATCGGGGAATTCGATCAGGAAGGCGCGCAGGCGCTTGTCGCCGGCAGCGGCGTAGAGGGCAATCTGGCCAGGGTCGGCCGGGAGCACCCCGAAGGTATTCGACATAACGCCGGGATTTTTTGTTCCCATTTGGACGTCATCATAGTCTTCGTTGATGAATGCCTGAGTGATGGTTGCCTGATCGCCGCCAAGAGCGCCCGCAGTGCTCCACTTGCCGATCTGCCCCCAATCCTCGTCCGTGATATCGGGAAAGTCGGCAGCAGTGAGCAGCCCCGTTGCGGGCGGCACGAGCACGTCTGCGTGCATGTAGATTTTCCGGCCAGCGACCGGGAACGACTGGGACATGATGGTCTCCATGAAAAAGCCCGCCGTGTTAGGGCGGGCGGGTCAACCGGGAAGTCCGGAAAGGCTAGGCGTAGGCTTCCAGTTCAATGACGACTGGCACCTGATGATGGGTTTCGGTGAAAACGGCCAAGACGGACGGCGCCTTGATCACGCGAACATTGGCGTCTTGAAAGGAAAAACGTAGATCGGCGGGAAAATGCCGCGCCACCTGCCCCGCCACTTCGACGGCATCGATGCTGCGCTGAGTTTTTGGCTCGAAGACGTCGATCTGGAGCACGCCGGGGCGACGATGAGGGTCGTTGCTACCGATGAAAACGCGCTGTGTCTGGTTTGGCGTCCATGTCGCCCGCAAGTACCGGTCTGAAACCTGTGGCTTGAACTCTGGGCCGTCCGTCCATTTTACTGGATAGCGCGTAGCCATCGGCAGCGATGCGACACGCGCCTTGATGGCTTCGAATATGCGGGTTTCGATTGAAGGGACCATGCTCACAATCCAAACGCTGCTTTAACCTTGGCGGCTTCCTCGCGGACGATCTCAGGCCAGCGCTGCGCGGCCAGTGTCACCCAAGGTTTCGGTACGCCGCCATTCCCGCCCATATGAACGATAGCCCCATACTTCGCCGTGTAGCCCAGGTAGAGCGTTCCGCCCCCGTCCCAGCCGTTTATGACCAGCACTATGGGGCCCATGGCGTCGGCATTGACGACAGCACCGGGGTTATCCCGAATGAGTTGCGGCATTGTCGCGGTCGAGGCCACGAAGGACGCCCGAAGAAAGCCGGTGCGCTGATATCCGGAGGGCGAGAGCGGAGCCTGATAGACCAACCGGTCGAGTTCGGCGTCGATCTCCTTGGCGAGACGTTGCGCGCTGTTCTTGAGCACCGCATCGATGGCCTCGGGCACTTTCTCTGCCCAAGCTCCGATGGTCGCTGCGAAGTTACCCACCAGTGCGCTCCCGATACCGGCGAAGCGCCTGCGAAGTGAAGTCGATCGAAACATCGGCGGCGGGGCATTTGCAGCCCACGAGATGCCGCGCTGGCAGGCTCGGATCATGCGGCCCGCTACATTGCGTTCCGTCCGGAAGCACAAACGGCCGATCGAAAGGAACCGTCACACCCACCATGGCGAGATGGTCTTGGCGCTTCTCTCGAGAGATCGATCGGCCCCAGGTTTTGGTGATGTCGCCGGCTTCGAGCTTTCCGGCATCGATCTGCTGCTGAAAGGCGTCGGTCTTTGCCTTGGCTAGGGCGATGTTGGTTTCGGTCGCTGCCAGAGCTTTGGCACGCTCCAATAGCGCTCTGTTCGAGTATGCCTTGACGATCCGGTCAACGGCGTCAGCCGGGACGCTGCCGCCTTCGGCAAGGGCGCGCTTTACGTGCCCATCAAACTGCTTGTTGCCCCACTTGTACGCGAGATAGGCCCTCATGACTTCTGGGTCACCAGAGCGAAGGCCGAGATAGAGGCGGTTCAGCCGCTCGACCACGGAAGGCGTGTTACCCAAAACGCCGCCCTCTCTCAGGCGCGTTCTCGTGTTCACTTGGCCAACCAGCCTCCGGGCTGTCTGATGCGGGTTCTGGCCTCGTGCAAGGCCGTCCGCGAGCGTCTGGCGGGTTGTGTCCAGAAACTCACCGACAAGCCCATCCACAAGGCCCGCCGCATGCTGGCGCAGATTGTTCTCGCCGGGCGTGTTTCGCACTCCCCAGCCGAAAGATACCTTGTTGCCCGATGGATTGCGCAGCGCAGGCATGGAGCCAACCACGGCTTGGCCGCCTTGGTTGTAAGCCTGGACAATCGCGCTCTCGAACCGTGCGAACCTGTCAGCGTCAATATCGAGCAGCCGCATTGCCGCTTCGAGATTGCCGCGCTCCAGTTCTGCGACCAAATCCTTCAGCACGACGGCCGAGGTGATGGATCTGATGGCGTCCAACCATTCGCGGGCAAGAGTGGCTTCCCACTCGATTGCGAGGTTGGCCAGAACTTCGCGGCTGGAAAGGCGCTTGAGCATCTATGCCTTGCTCCAGAGCTTCCATGCGGAGGTAACGCCCGCGCCGGGTATGGGCGTGATATTGTCGATTGCTCGATCTGCCCCGTCGATCACGATCAGATCGCCGTTCATGGGCTCAAATGCTTGCTCAACGGGAGGGACGGCCACGCCATCCACCATCGTCAGCGTTGCCATGGTCCCGGCCACGATGTGGTCGCCGGTCTCGATGATCAGGATGCCGCCCTCATAACGCTGATGCAGGCGGCGAACAGCGGCCCGGATGGTCCAGACCTTCTCGTGTTCGTGCCTTCCGCCCCATTGGTTGTTCGGGTCGATAAGGCCGCCAAGCTCTATGCGCTTGATTTGGACCGTGCCCTGACCAAAACCGCCCTGCGTATCTGGCAAGAGCAGTTCATTGGCCATGTCGGCCATCTCGTCATAAACGCCCACCAGCCCCTCCGTATATGGAATAAACCAGCCCGAAAGGACCAGCCCATGCACAACTTCCGCATCATCGAGATTACCGGCGACGAGGTTCGCGTCTCGTATGACAAGCAAACCGGCGTGAACCCGGTATCAAACATCAACCTAAACAATCGGGATGAGACAATTGAGCGGTGCACTCAGGCGATCAGCGCGCAAATGCCTCTGTCCTCTGAGCTGATAAGACGGGCGCTTGAGGCTCACCTACCTGAGACTGAATAGGCGGCAGCATCACACCACCAGGATCGCCGGGCCGCCGAATGCTGCGCAAAGCAGTGGCGCGACCATGCCGTCGATTTCCGTGTCGATAACAGCCCCTGCCCCACCAGCCTCAACGGCGCCGCCGTCGTGGAACTCGCGCTCGATCACGTCAACCTTCTGCCGCTTGATCCGCTGGTTTGGATTGACCGCGAGCGAAAGTGAGCCGTGCGAGGAGGCTTCTAGCCAAGCCTCACGA